AGACAAACTTTTAACTTAATAGGAGATACACAGATGGAATTAGTAAATGAATATAACGTAGTTTTTGAAAAAGACCTTTGGACTCATAACGAGTTAGGTAATTACACAAATGGTAATGAGCAACTTGTAACAACTCACAAAGGCATAACTAATAAAGAAGGTAATTGCATAGCAGTAGTAGGCAAGAACTATAACCTAGTTCAGAATGCTGACATCATGCCTCAGTTTCACGAAGTTATCTTAGCTTCTGATTTAGACAGGACTGACATGACTAAAGACATCCAACAGTCTCACATGGGTGCTAAGACTATTGTTACTTATACTTTCCCAGCTCACAGGATTGAGATTGACACAGGTGACTTTGTTGACCTTAAAATTATGGTGCTTAACTCTTACGATGGCTCTTGGAAGTTTATGTCTATGGTAGGAGCTGTTAGACTGGCTTGTATGAACGGTCAAGTAATTGCTGATGCATTCTCTGAGTATAGTGCTAAACACACAAGAAGCTTAGACGTTGACGTTGCAGTTGCTAAACTTGAGACAGCTCTTATAGTCTATACAAAAAATACTGAGCTTTGGAAAAAATACCCACAGTCTCCAGTTACTAATGCAGAAGCTACTAAGATTTTTCAGAGAGTTGCTGGCAAAAGTGATAGACTTGAGTTACTACTTGAAGAGACTTACCTAAAATATGTTAATGAGATGGGTAAGAATCTTTGGGCAGTCTTTAATACTTTAACTGACTGGTCTAGCCACGCTAAATTTAAGAATGAGGCTAACAAAGTTGCTACTATATACAATCGTGAGGCTAAGGTAAGAAAAGCTATCCCTATGCTTAATGAGTTGCTTGTAGCATAACTTCTCCAATAAACGTAAGTAACGTTTCCCCCCGGACTTATTCTCCCGGGGGTTTTTTTTAACTTATTTGTTCTGTTTAATTAAATAAAGCTTGACAAGTACCTCAATTGTGATATAATACTCTCAACAACAACATAACTTTAACTTAAAACTAGGAGATACAATGAACACATTAGATATTATTAACAACCAACTAGATGACATCGAGATTGCTAGACTTGACGCCCAAGAGCGTATGCATAAAGGTGAGGCTCGTAGAGCTATTTTACAAGATGCATTTAACAGGTCAGTACTTAGAGCTGAAAACATAGACCTAGCTGGTAACGTTAACTGGAATTTTGTTGATGCTGATTTACATTTAGATGGTCTTGAGCCAACTCAAGGTGAATTTTCAACTATGGTTTCACGATGGGAAGATAAAGATTTAGCAAGAATAGAAATTGCTTTCCGTAACTCTGAAGCAAAACTTGAAGAAATTGAAACAGGATTTTTTAAATAATTTTTATCCGGGGGGTAACTCCCCCCAACTACCTAGGAGATTTATGAGACCAAATAAAAAAACAAGAATTTATATTACACATGATGACGAATTTAAACGTTTTGCTAGACAGCCTACTTATGACAAATATTCATTCAATGGTTGGTTTTACAGGGGTTACGTTATTTGTCGTGGATATGAAATTAATCCACAATCAGTATTTGAAAAAGACACTTGGTTTCGTTCTGTTGAGCCTTATCATGGTGAAGCTATTATGGACGTTGAGTTCAAAACTGAGCATGCTGGCTGGGAAACTATTAACTGCATCATGGATAACGTTGATGATGCTATTGACCAAATTCCTATGGACAAGCACGATGGTGTACATTGGATGGTTGGTTTTCGTACAGGCAACCAAACAGGTTCAGTAAGAATGATTGTGCCTTTTTGGGGCGTTGATGACGCTAGAAAATGGGTCATGGATATGACTGGACATTACGTTGGAAGCATGACTAGAGTTTTTATGGGTGAGCAACCGCGAGTAATCGCAAAGGATGGTAACTATGACTATTAATACTACAGATGTATTGGTCACGCTATTGAATGTAGCAGACTACAGATGGAATGATAAAGAGATGGTGTGTGTGTCGTTATGGGGTGATGAAGACAAAGCTGAGACTGAGCGTTCAATATTACAACAGAACGGTCTCAAGCTAAGTCATGTACGTCACCTTGAAACTCTTGGAATAATGAGTCACATGGTTCTCGATGACATGGCTGTAATAATCAATTTACATTACGATAAAGTTTTAGCTAACACTAATTACTCTGAAGAGTATTTGTTAAACCTAGGTTGACTTTATATATCGTTTATGATATACTCACTTCGTGATTGAATTAATCACATAACTAAATAGGAGAAGTAAATGGAAAATTTTAAACAAGATGATGACTTTCAAACTGAATGGGAATCTAACTTCGATTCTGCTAGAGATAATTGTTTGACTGAGGTTGATAATATTCTTATGGAGGTTGAGCATTTAGTTGACGATATTAATCAAACTGTCAATGTACAGGATGTTCTTACACTAGCTGATGCTATCAACAAGGTGGTAAATCTTCGATATTACAGTTTTTATGCTCAAGTCTATGGCAAGCATCAAGACTATGAAGAAACCTTTGACTATGACTTTACAGCGCAGATTAAAGATGTGCTACAAGATGAACTTTCTTTTGAACTAAAACTAGGAGCGAAATAATGTCTGACATTAATGGAGTGGAAAGAACTTACGCTAACAAAGACCACTATGATTTTGAAGGTGGTGAATACATTGAAACAGAAATCTTAGAAGCTATGCAAATTAAGGAGAATACTATCAGTAACCAAAAAGAACAGGTCTTATCTTACCTTAGGACTAAAGGAAGTATTACACATCGTGAAGCTGAAGACACATACAGCATCACAAGAATAGCGGCTGTGATATTTGATTTAAAAAAATTGGGTCATCAGTTTGTTGAGCCTACTCAAATAATAAAAGGCACTAACAAATTTGGTACACCATGTACTTGGGCAAAGTATCAATATCTTGGTACGAAAAATATGGATAAAAGACTTGACAAGGAGATTATATAATGGCAACAGTTAAAACAACTAAGGTACAAGGCGGAGCAGATTATGCCATGGTGGTTAATCGTGTTCATAAGTTTAAAGAGATGTACGAGAATGGACAAATTCTTACTGAGATAGTAACAAACAAAGATGGGCAAGTAATTTTTAAAGCTCATGCTGTTGTTGATGGAGTTATTAGAGGTACTGGTCATGCGAAAGAAGACATGGGTTCTAGTAACATCAACAGCACGTCTCATGTAGAATGCGCGGAGACTTCCGCAATAGGGAGGGCGCTGGCGTTTGGTATCGGTTTAATGCCAAGCGGTCAAATTGCCTCGTATGAGGAGGTTGAGAACGCTAAATTGCAACAGTCACACATTGCTGTACATGAATTAACTATGGCGTCAGCAGTAGCGTACATATCTCAAGCTTTATCAATGGCTATTGAAGAAGCAGATGAAGAAGGAATATTAGAAGTGCTTACTAATTTTAAAGGTAACGTACCTCTCAAGTCTGCTGTATGGAAAGAACTACGGTCTGATGAATCTGCATATATGACTGAACGTGCGGTTAAAATAGCTGATGAAGCTAAGACTAAGAAAGAGGATAAGCTTGAACGTATTGTAAAATTTGCCACAGCAGAAGCGCAAAAGAACTCAGAGGTGTAGCACCTATGCTGAAGTCGGGGTGTCCTAGCCTCGTAAAGTTAAAACAAACGCTACCGATTGGTTACCGTTAAGTAACCACCTAATTTAATATAAGGAGATGTAATGGTAAATAAAGTAATATTGATTGGTAACCTAACCAAGCCAGCAGAAATTAAAAACACGTCAAGTGGCGGAGTAGTAGCTCTGTTAAATTTAGCAACAAATGAATCTTGGGTAGATAAAAATTCCGGAGAAAAAAAGACCTTGGCTCAATACCATCGTATAACAATTTTTAATAAGCTTGCGGAAGTTGTACAAAAATTAGACCTTGATACAGGTACGCAATTGTACATAGAAGGACAGCTAACTCACCGAAGTTATGATGCACCAAACGGTGAAAAGAAATACGTGACTGAGGTAAAGCTTTCCGGCTTTGGTTCTGAGTTAAAGATTTTATCTAAGAAAGCTAACACGCAAGCTCCAGCTCAACAAATTGCTGATGCTCCAGCTTCTATTACCCCGGTTGCTACTGAGGAGTTTGACGATGACATCCCATTTTAAAATATTTGCATTTTTAATTGTGTTGCCATATGTTGCAATATCATTAACAATGTCCGGCTGTAGTGCATTACAAGAAAAGCATGATTCATTGTTAATACCACCTGATGTTATAGGTGATGACCAATTAATCTGCTCAAGCGAAAACATGACGTTATGTTCAGGTTTTCTTACCCAAAAAGATATAGATAAGGAGAAATAATATGACTAAATTACGCCCATACTGGAGTAAATCGCTGAACATACAGCACATTACAGAACACTTTACTAAAGCTCAACTTGAAAAAAGACTTAGAAAAAAAGGTGTAGAATTAGATAAAAGAAAGTCTATGGCAAATCTTATAGAAGAAAACTATGACATTCTTAATTGAAACTACAGTTCCATTGCTTGCACTAATTGGTACAGGACTGGTTAGTGCTGGCGCTGTGTTATTGTTAATGACATTAGGTATGCCTGATGAAAAATAAATTCTCAGACAAAGACCTAATGCGATTTGCAGATGGTGAACTGCACGACAATAACAAAGCAATGGATATTTTAAGCGTACTGGTTAAAGAGACACCTGAAGCTGATGTACTTAAAAAAAGACTGTCTGTGTTTACATCAACACGCAATGCTTTGTTTAGTGGATTAGTTGACATACATAGGAGAAAACAATGAGAAAGATTTGGTCATGGTTAATTTTTTTCTATTCAATCGGATTTATAATTGAAGTCTGTGCTATAGTTTATATCGCTATGTGGTTTCATCAATACGAACAATACATTCTCTAATGGGTAAGCGAAGAACTCTGACGTACATATTAGACGATGGTCAAAAGATAACATCAAGAGAATTATCAACAGAACTTGGTTGTACAGAGTCAGCCGCAAGAAATCGTTTAAACAGACACACCGACCCGGAACAAGTATTTGCTACGTTTAATAAAGCTAAAGGTGGTAGACCTAAAGGTAAACAAAAGAAAGAAGAAAAATTATTACCTTACGAAGACCCAATGTGGCGATTAGCATTAAAGACTATCTAATTAAACAATTCCTTTCATGTTTCGTCTAATTGGTGTATCCCATGACTCATTGTATGGCGTGTATCCTATAGCAAGATACCTCATTGAATCTGCCGCATGTGAACTCCAATCGTGTTTTGGTCTCATTCTCCACGTTTTACCATTGTCATCCCAATCGCGTGAGTAATTTAATAGAGCATCTATTAGCTTCTCACACTTGACTTCGTCAAACCAACACTTGTCTAACATCTCTCTAACCTTTTGTATGCCATCATCAATTAACAATGAAGGTGCTATCTCTATATCTCTAATACCTAATCCTTCTAATGTCTCAATACGACTCTTACCTGTTCCAAGCTCTCTAACTCTAACGTCATGTGGGAATACATGCTGGTCATAAACGTATCCTTTGTCTTGTAACACTTTAGCGTAATGCTCTAGTCCAGCACCTGATGCCTCATAGTAATCAATAATGTGAATTTCAGTACCAATAAATTGTGAG